AGCGACGCCTTTTTACGCGCGGCAACGGTGGAAATCGACGGCACACTGCAAAGCGTCTCGCGCGATCTTGCAATTGACCTTTATCGCGATGGCTCTGGTACGCGGGGGCAGGTGGTTTCAACCCAAGTCGCGGGATCAACTACCATTACGCTCACGAATGCCGATGATATTGTCAACTTTGAAGTCGGCCAAGCCCTCGTTTGGTGCGCCGCGGTTTCTGGCGGCAGCGCCTCGGCAACTCCCTACTATGTGGTGGCGATTGACCGCGATGCCGGCACCCTTCAGGTCTCGGCCACAGTCGGCGGGGCGGCGGTAACCGCAACGGTGGCGGGTTTCACCGCAAGTGTTTATCTTTTCATCCAAGGCGACTACGGGCAAAAAATGTCGGGTCTTTCAGCTTGGATTCCCACCACGGTGGCCTCGAACGACAGCTTTTTCAATGTTAACCGCTCTGCAGACCGCGTCAGGCTAGCAGGCGTTTATATTGACGTAAGTGCCATGTCGATCGAAGAGGGGCTTATCACCATGGGATCACGGCTCGGCCGAGAAGGTGGAAACCCTGATACCGTCTTTTTAAACCATTCGGACTATGCCAACCTCGATAAATCCTTGGGCACCAAAGTGCAGTATGTGCATGAAAAAGCTGGCAGCGAAGCGCAGATCTCTTTTCGTGCCCTTGAGCTTAACACCCCCACTGGGGTGGTTAAGGTGTTCGCTGACCAAAACTGCCCAAGCGGTTATGCCTACATGCTCCAGCTTAACACCTGGAAGCTGGCTTCTTTAGGGAAATGCCCACGGATGTTTGATACCGACGGCCTTAAAATGCTGCGGGAATCGGCGTCTGATAGCGTCGAAATTCGCGTTGTCTCTTACGCACAACTTTGCTGCAACGCTCCTGGTTGGAACGGTGTTGGTAAACTTCGTTAATGATTTAGCCCTTGGGGGATCGTTCCGGCGGTCCCTTTTTTTAAAAATCCAACGACAAAGGCAAAAAAAATGTCTAATAGAAAATTTAATGAATTTTTCCTCAGCTTAAATGCTGATCCGGTCTATCTGGAAGCCAATGCGGTTATCGACAGCGGCCAGACGACGGGAACAAGATCGCAAAAAGGGTCGGGCGTTAGCTCCATCGCGAAAGTAGCTACCGGCGTTTATAAAATCTCACTACAAAACCGGTATTGCCGCTACCTCGGCGGCGACACTGGCTTTGTCTCGCCGACAACGGGGGGAACGATTGCTGTAACGGCTATCTCCCCTGGCACGATGTACCTTATTGCTTCGGTTGGGACAACGACTAACTGGCAAACCGCAGGGGTACCAGCGGGGGTGACGCCAGCCGTCGGGATGGCCTTTTTATGCGCCGCAACTAGTACCGGTAACGGCCTTGCCATCGCGGTAGGAAAATCGGGTATTTTTACCGTGGAGGTGATCGGCGATCCCAACACCTCAATCACAAACTACACCGATCCGCATTTTTTCATCTCGACCCTTGATGCGACTGGGACGCTGGCCGCGCCAACCGATGGCTCAGTGATCGGTCTTACGATCTATCTGCGGCGAAGTTCTGTCACTGGAAAAGGGGAATGATATGTTCATGATGGGCGACGACAAGAAGAAAAAAATGCCCTCGATCATTGTTTCGATGATTAAGGGCAAGGGCTCAGATCATGACGAAGCGGGGGAAACTTCCGACGAAGAAGCGGGGGAATTTTCTCGCGATGAACTCGACGAAGGCGAAGCCCTCATGCAAGATTTTGAAGATGCTTCGACCTCGCGCGATAAAGTGATCGCCATGGTGCAGTTTTTAGAGTGGTTTGATAGAACAGGGCATCTCGATGCCGAAAAACCTAAAGACATGGATCGAAACGAGAATCTTCTAGGGCCAGAATAACATTGCGGGGTGTACCATGCTAGTAAACGTGTCGGATATGCTGGCCATGGTACGCCAGCAGTCTAATACCGAATATTCACAGTTTGTCACCGATCCGGAAATCGTAAACTATCTGGATCGCGCCTACCGCGAGCTTTACGATATTTTAACCACCGAGTATGAAGCGTATAATGTCGCGCCCGCTTATAAGTTTGCCACCACGGCGGGGGTCGATACCTACGCCCTGCCAGAAAATTTTTATAAGCTTTTAGGCGTTGATTTAAATATCGATGCTAATCGGTCTTTAACCCTACGCCCGTTTATGGTCTCGGAGCGAAATCGGTTTCAATCAGGGCTGTTTAGTCCAATTCTTCCTGGCGCAATTTATCAGTATCACCTGTGGGGGGGTAATATCCGCCTAATCCCACTGCCGTCGGCGCAGGGGGCGAGTATCACGCTTTGGTATGTGCCAATTCCCTTAAAACTTGTGCTGACGGTCACCGATATTTTAACGCAAATATCTGCAGTCGATGTAATTAATGGCTATGATAATTTTATCGAGCTCTACGCGGTGATTAAAGTTCTTGCCAAAATGGAACGGGACACTTCCGCCTGGGAGCGCATGCTGGCTGATATGCGGCAAGATATTTTAGATACCGCCGCTAATCGCGACGCCGGAAATCCAGAGCGGGTGACCGATGCGGCAACGACAAACTGGTTTTTGCAAAACGGCTCGCCGTACGGGATGGGCTACTAGTGAAAAAGTTTAAAAGAATTAATATCACGGAAGATAAGGATTTAAAACGGGTGCAAGATAATGCCGCCGTCTGTTTTGATAATATTATCGATCACCCCTTTATCAATGGCGCGGTGCTTACTAATGTGGCGCTAGTCGCAAACAAATATGGCGGCGCTTATGATAATCCCATCGCGCACGGACTTGGCAAAGCCCTCTCAGGCTGGATTATCACCGAGATCAATAAAAGCGCGAGAATCTGGCAATCAGCTACAATAAATCAGACGCCAGAGCTTTATCTACTGTTAAACACAACGCTGGATTGCACGGTTAATATTTTTGTTTTTTAGGGAGAGACTATGACGACAACGACCACGCCCTACATGGGACTAATCATACCGGATGCAGGGCTTACCGGTGAAGCGGGGCCAGCTTATGCGACCGAAATTAATGCGGCAATGGTCGCGATTGACTCGCATAGTCATGCCACCGGACACGGCACCTATATTACACCAGCAGGGATTAGTATTAACGCCAGTCTGCCGCTGAACGGCTATGGGATTACAACTGCAAAATCGGTGCAATATACCGCGCAGGGTGCGGCGCTTTCAGATCTTCTTTCGCTTTATACGGTCGGTAATGATCTTTATTTTACTGATGGCCAAAATAATAAAATCCCGATTACGACGGGGGGAGTTGTTAACGTTTCCGGTACTGGTTCCATCTCAGGGATGAGCGGTACAGTAACAGTCTCCTATACCGCGCTGATTAAAACATTTAAATTTCTCCAAAGTGCGACGACTACCGCCGATCTTTATGCGGGCAGTATAAGTATCACCGAAAAAGCCGCGAGCGCTAATGCGATTACCATAGCGTCGCCAACGGGGGTAGCCTCGGCCTATGGGCTAGTTCTGCCTGGGGTAGTGCCAACCGCTAATCAACTTATTCGGCAGAATGCGGCGGCAACAGCGCTGGAAAATGTGACGGTCTCTGGTGACGCAACGGTAAGTGTTACGCATGCGGCAGGGACAATGACCATAGCAGCTAATGCAGCGGCGTATGGTACATATACTCCGACCTTAACAAGTACGGGGGGGAGTTTATTTAATCCTTCTCCATTTACGTTTTCGCGGGTGGGATCAATTGTAACGGTTAGCGGCTATTTTAGTTACGCTGGTGGCGCGACAGTTAGTTATCTTTATATAACTCTACCGATTATACCGGCCAATAATTTTCCCGACTATACGCAGGGTTTTTTAGTGGGTGGGTCTAGTAGCACCTCAAGTTATCAATCGCTCTATGGGCAGTCGGCTTCTGGCACCAAAACAATGCGAACAACAACCCTGAGTTTTAGTGGCACAATAGTTTGTTCGGTAATGTTTCAGTATATTTTAAACTAAGGGGAAAAAATGCCACTAATGCCGCAAATCGTCGAATGGCGTGCCGGTGCAGGGATTGACACCAAGACCGACTTTAAAATGGTCGATAATTCCCCGCTAGTTCTAGAAAATACCGTGTTTCGTAAAGCGCAAAGCCTCGCCAAGCGCTGGGGGCTTTCGTCAAATGGTGGCACCGACCTCGCCGGCAACATTATTTCTACTCCAAACGGTCTTACCGTGTTTGACGATGAACTCATTGAATTTTCCAACGAAAGAATTTACTCCTATGCGCAAGATGTTAACAAACTCATTGACAAAGGGCCGCTACCAACGGCCACCGTTAAAACTTCGCAGGTGCTCTCGAACAACTATCAGCAGACCGCGCCAGACTGCAATACGCTTATGGGGGTCACCGTTTACGCCTGGGAAGATTCCAAAGGCGGCTGTTACTGTTCGGTCATCGATGAAGCTTCCGGCAGCTCCATTCAAAATCAAGTGCAATTGAGTGCTAGCGCGATTCAGCCCAAAGTTATCGCCTGTGGCCTATCGCTTTATATTTATTTTATCGATGGTATTAAATTAAAATGCGCTAGAATTTCGACCAGTAACCCTAGCGCTACCATAGTGCCGGTATCGGTGGCCACGGATGTTAACGGCGCAATAAAAATATACGACGTTGCCAGTGACGGCAGTAACATGCTGTTGACTTACTGCAAATCCGGCGGCTATCTATTTCTAACCTACGTGAATCAAAACTGTATCGTGGGATCTTCAACGGTAAACCTACCGCTTGGGGTAACAACCTCAGTAGCACCAAACTACTGCGCGGCGGTGCTATTTGGTAACACCGGTACTATTTTTGTCCTTGGCGCTGATAGCACGAACGGGCTTCGGGTCCAGACCTTTAACCTTGATTTAACCACGCTTATTGCGGTGGCAGTAATCGACGCGACGGTAGCAAGCATTGACTATAAGTCGGTCACGGCGGTGGACGCTTCTGTTTTTACCGCGGGGCATCCTGATTACTTAATGCTCAATGTCTTTTACAGCATTCTGCCAACCACTGCGCTTACCGATACCTATTACATCAAAAGCAGGATCTATGCGGGGGCGGGGGCGGGCGGGGTGTCAGCGGCGG